TTTTTTTTCAAGCAGAAGACGGCATACGAGATCATGCCTAGTCTCGTGGGCTCGAGATGTGTATAAGAGACAGCGGCAAGGCTGGCGATGGCAAAAAGCCGTCTGAAATGAGCTATTCTGAGCTGACCGCGTATCTGGCCGCAAACCCCGATGCAAAGCTGGAATAAACACAAAATGATTTAAGAAAGGAAGATTTTACTATGCCTAACGCTAAATTTAACGCTAAGAGCTTCAATCCTGAGGCGTTCAAGTATGCGGTTGATCGTATTCCGCGCACTCGCCTCAATGAAATGCGCAAGTCTAAGGTGCTGACCGGCGATCCTGACATCCGTGAGGTGTTTGCCTCCCAGAACGGCACCAGCTATGCGCGCATCGCACAGCGCGGCCTGCTTGACGGCGATGCTGTCAACTACGACGGCCAGACCGACATTACCGCCACCAGCACCAAGACCTTTGAGCGCGGTGTTGTCGTGATCGGTCGTGCCAAGGGCTGGGTGGAAAGAGATTTTTCCTATGACATCACTGGCGGCATTGACTTCATGGACAATGTTGCTGCACAGGTTGCCGATTACTGGCAGGACGTGGATCAGGACACCCTGCTGGCCATCCTCAAGGGCATTTTCTCCATGACCAGCACCAAGGGCGCTGCCTTTGTCAAAAAGCACACCTTTGATGTTAAGGGCAACATGGAGCCTGCTACCCTGAACACGGCAACGGCGAAAGCCTGCGGTGACCGCAAGAAAAAGTTTGCTATGATCTTCATGCACTCTGCTGTGGCCACCAACCTCGAAAACCTCAATCTGCTCAACGCGCTCAAGTACACCGACAAAGACGGCGTGACCCGTGATCTGACGCTGTACACTTGGAACGGCAAGCTGGTTGTGGTTGATGACGGTATGCCCGTTGAGAGCATCGACGCAACCTATAAGCTGACCTCCGACACGGCGCTGGATGCCAGCAAGACCTACTACACCAAGAGCGGCAGCAAGTACACCGCTGTTGCATCGCCCGACGTTGCAAACATCGCAACCTATTACGAGGTTGACGATGAAGCGCACGAGGAATACACCAGCTATGCGCTGGGTGAGGGCATGATCGGTTATGAGGACATCGGCGCAAAGGTGCCTTATGAAATGGATCGTGACCCCGCCAAGAATGGTGGACAGGATACCCTGTACACCCGTCAGCGCAAGGTGTTTGCGCCGTTCGGCATTTCCTACGAAAAGACCTCGCAGGCCAGCCTCTCCCCGACTGAGGCCGAACTTGCGAACGGCGCGAACTGGGATCTTGTGCACTCTGGTGAAAGCACTGAGGCGCAGCGTTCCTACATCGACGATAAGGCTATTGCCATCGCGCGTATCCGTTCCAGAGGCTAAAGCGGAGGTGTGACTGATGACCGTAATGGAGGCTGTTGTGCTCAGGTTGGCCATGCTTGGGTACACCGTCACGGACAGCGACAACAGCGGCCTTGCATATCTCATCAAGCGCTGTGAGCAGGAAATCCTCAACAACATCAATCAAAAGGTGCTGCCTGATGGGCTGTTTTTCACGCTGGTTGACATGGTTGCTGGACAATTCCTCTACAACAAGAAAGCTGCGGGTGAGCTTGACGGGCTGGAGGGCTTTGATTTTTCGGCCCCAGCTAAAAGCATCACCGAGGGTGATATTTCCGTAACCTTTGCCGGTGCAAGTGATGGTGCAACCACAGCAGAGGCGCGCTTTGACGCACTGCTGGATTCCCTGCGCCATCCTGCGGAAAGTACGCTTGCAGCATATCGGAGGTTAAAATGGTGAGCGTTGCCTATAAAAACGCCATCCAAAGCCTTTGGAAAGGCACGGCCACCATTACTGTGCTGGACGGGGTGCTTAACCCCGTCAATGGCCGCACAGAGCCTCAGGAGCGTGTGCTGGCAACCGGCCTGCACTGCCGCATTTCTCACACCACAGTCAAAAGCACTGAGCCGAGTGAGGAGGCGGCGGTTGTCGCGCAATCTGTCATGCTGTACATTGCGCCCTCTGTGGAAATCCCAGAGGGCGCAAAAATTACCGTCACGCAGAACGGAGTTACTAAGGACTACGTGCGGAGCGGTAAAAGTGCGGTGTATTCCTGCCATCAAGAGGTGCCGCTGGAACTGTTCAAGGAGTGGGCGTAATGCAATGGGGCACGGTTGACTACAGACAGTTAAAAAAGCTGCGGGAAAACCTTGTAAAGCTGCAAAGCGCTGATCTGGAAAAGTTCTGCATTGACGCTTCAAAAGAGCTTGCGGGCCGTCTGCTGGCGCTTGTGATTCCGCGCACGCCTGTTGGTGCGTACCCGAAAAGCACCGGCAAGACGGGCGGCACCCTGCGCAGGGGATGGACGGGCAAAAAGGCTGGCGGCAATTCAGCTATTGAATACGCCAAGAGCCTGCCGGTTTATAAGCGCGGCAGCACCTATTACATTGAGGTTATCAACCCCGTGTATTATGCCAGCTATGTTGAATTTGGACACCGCACGCCGGGCGGCAATGGATGGGTGCCCGGCCAGTATTTTCTGACCCTATCCGAGCAAGAGCTTGAGAGCATTGCCCCTGCCGTGATTGAGCGCAGGCTGCAAAAAGTTTTGATGGAGGCTTTCAATGTCTGAGATCAATTTCAACAGCATCTATGACGGCGTGAGCCTTGCATTGCACGCGGCGTTCCCAGACGCGCAGGTGCACGGCGGCGCAATCAAGCAGGGCTGCAAGCCCGGTGATTTTAATGTTATCATGCCCACCCTCAACCACAGCAAAGAGGTGGGCCACCGCTTCAAGCGCACGCCGGTTGTGGATGTGATCTATTATATGCCCCGCACGGGCAACGCTGCGGCGCTGAGCGTCGCGCATAAGCTCACACAGGTATTGCAAAGCATCACCACGCCTGAGGGCGATGTGGTGCACGCAGCGGCCTGTGAGATCACGATGGATGACGGCACGGGCACCCTGCACGCGCTGCTCCAGTATCCGCATTTTGGCCGATACCCACAGACGCTTGAAAACATGGAAACCATGAAAGTTATTGAGGAGGGATAAGCCTATGGCGAAAAATGAAAATGCCGCTGCTGTATTTTCCAAGCAGCAGTTGGTTGAATCCCGTAAGTATGCCAACCGCAGGGATCTGCTCAAGGCTCTGCTGGAAGAGGGCAAAACTTACACCATCGCTGAGGTTGATGCAGCGATTGAAAAATTTATGAAAGGCAAGGTGAGATAAATGGCTCTTGGAGGCGGTACTTGGCTGACGCAGAATAAGATTCTGCCGGGCAGCTATATCAACTTCTCCAGCATTGCAAAGGCATCTGCCACGCTCTCTGATAGAGGCTATGCGGCAGCGCCCTTTATGCTGAGCTGGGGGCCTGAGGGCGAGATCTTTCCCGTTACTGCGGGAGAGTTCCAGAAAAACAGCAAGATCCTGTTCGGTTATGCCTATGACCATGACAAGATGCTGTACCTGCGTGAGATTTTCCAGCACGCTACGACGGTGTACTGCTGGAGGCTTGGCAGCGGTGCAAGCAAGGCAAGCAATTCTCTTTGCACGGCAAAATACGGCGGTGTACGCGGCAATGACCTCAAGACCGTTGTTGCGGCCAGCGTTGATGTGTCGAACGCCTACGACGTGAGCACATATCTGGATGGCGTGTGCGTCGATAAGCAGACCGTTACCGCTGTGACCGGCCTGAAAGACAATGATTTTGTCACATTCAAGACTACGGCCACCCTTACCGTTACGGCTGGTGAGCCGCTTGAGGGCGGCACGGACGTTGCCGCCAACGCCATCACGGGTGACACGCACCAGAATTTCCTTGATAAGCTGGAGGCGTATGCGTTCAATACGCTTTGCTGCCCGTCTGCTACCAGCACCATCGTCAACCTGTACGCCAACTATACCGAGCGTATGCGTGATGAAGTTGGTGCAAAGTTCCAGCTTGTGGCATGGAAACCCAACGCCGACTATGAGGGCGTGATCGGCGTATGGAACAACGCCACCCACCCGACGATCAGCGGCGTTGATGAGCACGCGATTGTGTACTGGGCCACCGGCGCACACGCGGGTATTGCCGTCAACAAATCCCTGACCAACTACAAGTATGACGGAGAGCTGGTGCTGGATACCAACTATACGCAGGTTGACCTTGAGGCAGCTATCAAGGCCGGTAAATTCATGTTCCATAATGTGAACGGTGTGACCCGCGTGCTGGAGGACATCAACACCCTGCTCACGCTTTCTGACACCAAGGGTGAGGTGTTCCAGAGCAATCAGACCATGCGCGTATGCGATCAGATTGCAAATGACATGGCCGTGCTGTTTAATACGCGCTATGTCGGCGTTGTGCCGAATGACGCGGCTGGCCGTGCATCCCTGTGGGGCGATGCTGTCAAGCTCATTCAGGAGCTGGAGAAGATCCGCGCCGTTGAAAACTTTGACCCCGACACGGTTACCTGTGAGCAGGGCGATAAGAAAAAGGCGGTGCTGCTGACCGTCAACGGCCTCAACGTCATCAACGCAATGGCGCAGCTCTATATGAGCGTTATCATTCAGTAAGGAGGGCTAAGAAATGGCAGATACTGTTTCCATGAACACGCAGGACGCTGTAAGCGCAAACTGGGCTGAATGCTTTGTGACGCTTGACGGCATCCGCTACTCTATGCTGATGGCCAAGCAGTTTGAGGGCAAAGCCTCCGTGAACACGAAAGAGGTATATAAGCTGGGCAACCCTGTCATCGGCCATAAGGCACAGACGGTTGCCCTTGCTTTCTCCATGACCGTCTATAAGTGCACGGAGATCTTTGATGACGTTGTTGAGCGCTTCATCAAAACCGGCGTGATGCCTACGTTTGATATTCAGACCAGCAACGATGACCCCGCCACCACGATTGGCCGCAGCACGAAGATCTACAACGGCTGTGTGCTGGACGGCGATGTGCTGCTGTCCATGTTCAACTCTGAGGGCGATTTTGTTGAGCAGAGCATTGAGGGCTTCTGCGACAGCTTCTCCCGCCCTGAGAAGTACACCAACCCCGCCTATATGTAAGGCGATCTGACAAGGAGGATCTACTATGAATACACTCGCTGCTTTTATGAAACCCAACGTGGAGCAGATTGAAAACCACAAGTTTGCCGCTTCTCCCCGCTTTAAGGGGGAGGACGGCAAGCCTATGCTGTGGGAGATCTGCTGCATCCCCGCAGATGAATATGCCCGCATCCGCAGCGCCTGCATCCGTCAGGTGCCGGTTGCAGGCAAAAAGAACGCCTATACCGCCCAGCTTGACACCTTTGCATTTCAGCTCAAGACCTGTGCACGCTGCACGGTGTTCCCCAACCTGAACGATGCAGAGCTGCAGAATAGCTGGGGCGTTACCACGCCGCATGATCTGCTGGGCAAGATGCTCATTAGTGGTGAGCTGGATGACTATGTTACGGAGGTTTTCAAAGTCAATGGCTTCAAAAACGACAATGAGCTGGTGGACGAAGCAAAAAACTGATTTTGGATGGTGACCCTGAGGCCAACTATGCACATTACTGCTTACAAAAGTTCGGCTGGGAGCCATCCAAATTCATCAATCTGCCGCCGCTTGAGCGCGCTTTTGTAATTGCGTCGATTGATACCCGCATTGAAGCGGAACGCAAAAAGGATGCAGAGCTGAAACGCAAAGCAAGGCAGAGCAAGCATTGACTTGTGGCCCCTCTATCCTGAGGGGCCACAGTTTTTACCCTGAGGAGGTGAAAGTGTGGGAACAATCAGATCCCAAATGGCCTTGAATGACGGCATGAGCGCGGTGCTCAAGAAAATCACGCGATCCCTTGACACTACGATCTCCGCGTTTGAGGAAATGCAGAAAGCCTCCGGCAAATCAATGGACACCAAGCTGCTGAAATCGGCGCACACCATGCTGGCCCAGTGCAATGACGAAATTGACCAAATGGCAGATGAGTATGAACGCGCACAAAAACAGCAGCAGCGCCTCAATGATTCTATCGACAAGGGCACCGCCTCTGCGGGTGGACTGCTCAAAAAGATTGCAGGCATTGCGGGCGCGTATATGAGCCTCAGCGCTGTAAAGGGCCTTGTGACTGACAGCATGGGGCTGGCTGATACGCAGATCGGCGTGCAGACCCAGCTCAAGACCGTCACAAGGAACATGGGCACCGGCGATTATTACGATCAAATTCTCCAGAAAGCCTCTGACATCCAAGGCAGAGGAATGTACGGCGATGAAGCAATGATTGCAGGTGCTGGTGAACTTGCTACCTACTTCACAGATGGTGACGCGATCCTGAGTATGATGGACACGCTGACCAACTATGCTGCGGGTATGAGCGGCGGCGGTGAAGTTGACAGCAAGGCCATGACGGACTACGCCACCGGCCTTGGTAAAATCATGGTTGGCAGCTTTGACGCAATGGCCCAGAAAGGCTTTGAGTTCACCGATGTTCAGAAAAAGATCATTGAGGGTACCGCCACCGAAAAGCAGATTGCTGAGGAGCTTGGTGATGAATACGTAAATCTGAGCAACGATATGCAAGCCGCCGCCGTCATCGGCTCTGTCATTGATGAGGGCTGGAGCGGCTTGTATGATGCAATGAGCCAGACCCCTGAGGGGCAGATCATCCAGTTTAAGAACACGCTGGGTGACTTGAAAGAAACTATTGGTGCGGGTTTGTATCCTGCCGTGCTCAATTTTATGTCGCTCTTTCAGGAAAATCTGCCGCAAATTCAGGAGTTTGCAGACCTGTTTGTGCAGGGCATTGGCCGCATCATCAACTTTCTTACACAAGCCGCGAACAAGGCGCTTGAATTTGCTTCTACCGTACAGGACAACTGGAGCATCATTGAGCCGATTGTTTTAGGCATTGTGGCGGCGCTGACCGCCTACGCCATCATTTCTGGCATTGTTGCTGCTGTCAACGGCGCTCACGCGCTTTCTGAGGGCGTGAAAGCTGCGGCACAAATGATGGCAACCGACGCAACCCTCGCTGAAACCGCCGCCCAGCACGGCCTCAATGCCGCGCTGCTGGCCTGCCCCATTACATGGATCGTGGTAGGTGTAATTGCCTTGGTTGCCGCAATCGCTGCCGTATGCAGTTGGATTGCAAAAACCACCGGCATTGCTGCCACAGGGTTTGGGGTTATTACAGGCGGCATCAACGTTGCAATTCAAGCGGTATGGAACGCCATGCTGGTTGTGGCCAACGTCGCAATCGGTATTTGGAACGCGCTGAGCGCCTGCTGCTCCAACATCGGCACCGCATTCCACAATGTCATTGCAAATGTGCAGGGCTGGTTTTACGGCCTGCTGTCTACCGTTCTGACTGTTGTATCGGGCATCTGCGCCGCGCTGAACAAGCTGCCCTTTGTCAGCTTTGACTATTCTGGCATTACCGCAGCAGCGGAAGAATACGCGGGAAAATCGGCAGAGGCGTATGGTAGCGTTGAGGAATATACCAACGTCGGTGACGCTTTCAAGAGCGGCATGGGCACCTTTGACACGTTCAAGGATGGTTGGGCCTCTGATGCCTTTGCAGCAGGATCTGCATGGGGTGACGGCGTTGCCGACAAGGTGAGCGGCCTGTTTGACTATGAAGCAGGCACCATTGATGACTTTGTGACTGATACCGGCTATGCAATGGACGGTATTGGCAGCGACACCGCCGACATTGCCGACAGTACAGGCGGCATGGCAAAATCTCTTGATGTAAGCAATGAGCAGTTGCAGTATCTGCGCGACATTGCGGAGCGCGATGCCATCAACCGCTTTACCACGGCTGAGGTGAAAATTGACATGACCGGCATGAACAACCGCATTGAGGGCAGCGCAGATCTGGATGGCGTTATCAGCCAGCTCACGGACGGCTTTGCTGAGGCCCTTGTGACGGCGGCAGAGGGGGTGCACGCATGAGCTATACCTGTTATCTGGGCGGCGTAGAAATGCCCACCCCCAGCAAGTTGACCGTCAAGATCAAGAATAAAAACAAGACGCTCATCCTGCTCAATCAGGGTGAGATCAACTTCCTGCGCGCGGCTGGCCTTACGGAAATCACAGTGCCCTTTACCTTTTCCATGCTGACGGGCCGCAATCCATCCTACTATCTGGGTGTGCTGGAACGCTTCAAGACCGGCAAGGGTACAACGCAGTTCATTCTTGTACGTCGATCCCCTGACGGCAAAAGCCTTTTTGACACCAACATGACCGTAAGTGTTGAGGACTACAACATTACGGAAGATGCAAAAGATGGCCTTGATGTAAGCGTTGATGTGAATTTGAAGCAATGGCGCAGCTATGGTGCCAAAACCGTCACCGTTGAGGAGCCTGCCGCCGATACCGGCCAGCAGGTCGTGACGGTTGAAAAAGAGCGCGATGAAAGCACCGCGCCAAGCGCCAAAACCTACACTGTAAAGACTGGTGACACCCTCTGGGCCATTGCCGCGAAATATTACGGCAATGGCTCTGAATATTCCCAGATTTACAATGCAAACACCGACAAGATCAGCAACCCCAACCTGATCTATGCAGGGCAGGTGTTGACAATTCCATGAGCTATGAGCTGCTGATTCAGCACGGAGGCTCCATCATGCTGCCGCCCGTTGTCGAGGGTGTGACAATCGAGTGGGAGCGGCAGGGGCAACCGGGCAAGCTGACCTTTGAATGCGTCAAGACGGTTGGCCTGAGCTTTCAGGAGGGCGATCCGTGCCGCTTCTCCGTTGACGGAAAGCCGATGTTTTACGGCTTTGTGTTTGAAAAATCCCGTAAGGGCAGCAACCCGAATGTCATTAAGTGTGTTGTTTACGATCAACTGTATTACCTCAAAAATAAAGACACCTATGTTTATGAGAAAAAGACCGCCTGTGACCTGATCCGCATGATTGCAGAGGACTTTCAGCTCAACGTGGGCGATCTGGAGGATACGGGGTACACCATCGCCAGCCGCGTTGAGGACAATCAAACGCTGTTTGACATCATCCAGAATGCACTGGATGAAACCCTCAAGGCAACCGGCAATATGTATGTGCTTTATGATGATGCAGGAAAGATCACCCTCAAAAGCCTTGGCAATATGAAGATCAATATGCTGGTGGATGAGGGCGCTGCTGGTGATTACGATTATACCAGCAGCATCACCAACAACACCTATGACAAGATCAAGCTCAGCTATGAGAACAAAGAAACTGGCAAGCGTGATATTTATATCGCGCAGGATGGCTCTCACATCAATCAATGGGGCGTGCTGCAGTATTACGAAAAGATCAGCAGCACGGATGATGCAAAGGCTATGGCTGACAGCCTGCTTGACCTCTACAATACAAAAACCCGCACACTCAAGATAAAAGATGTGCTGGGGGATGTTCGTGTGCGGGCCGGTACGCTGTTGGTTGTGATGCTGGGGCTTGGTGACATCAATGTTTCAAATTATCTCATGGCCGAGCAGGTAAAGCACACCTTTTATGATGAGCAGCACCTGATGGAAATTAGATTGCGAGGTGGTACCTTTGTCGCTTGATGCAACGGCGCTGGTGAAGCTGGTAAAACAGGCGGCGCTTGAGGCAATGAACGCCAACGCGCCCACCCGCATCTGCTTTGGCACGGTGCTGTCACCCTCTCCGCTTGAAATCTCCGTTGACCAAAAGCTGACGCTGAAAAGTGGGCAGCTTATGCTGACCAACAATGTACGAGATTATGAGGTGGAAATGGAAGATCCTCAACACGGAAAAATCAAGTACAAGGTGTACCTCAAGCTCAAAGCAGGTGAAAAGGTGATCCTGCTGCGCTGCGATGGTGGGCAGAAATATGTTGTGCTTGATAGATGGGAGGCCCCGTAATGGCAACACTACCGAAAACCGGCGATGACCTTGATCTCATCGCGTTCGTGATGGAGGAACAGCCCGGATATACCCACAAACTTGAAATTGACCGCAACCGCGTAATTGGTATGACTGATGGCAAGGCAGCGCTGCTGCAGGCCATCTACCTCATTTTGAATGTGGAGCGCTATGCGTTCCCCATTTATTCAAGGCGGTACGGCTCTGAACTGCTTGACCTGATCGGCAAGCCGAAAGATTACGCCATGAGCGAGATCAAGCGCCGCATTACAGAGGCTCTGATGCAGGATGACCGCATCACGGGTGTAGACGATTGGACTTTTGAAACCGGCAGAAAATCGGTGCTTGCGCACTTCACCGTTTACACCATCTATGGCGAGGTTGAGGCCAGTAAGGAGGTTGAAATTTAATCGTGTATGAAAATATGACCTACGAGGCGCTGCTGAAACGCGCTCTGGCCAGAGTTCCCACCGGCATTGACAAGCGCGAGGGATCAATGGTTATGAACGGCGTAGCACCGTCTATGGCCGAAATTGCCCAGCTCTACATCGGGCTGGACTTTGTTTTTACGGCCACATACCTTGCAACCGCACCGCGCGAATATCTTATCAAAAGAGCCGCTGACCGAAACATGGCCCCGTATCCTGCCAGCGCTGCTGTGTTCCGTGCGGAGTTCAATATTGAAGTGCCTGAGGGCACGCGCTTTTCCTGCGAAGATCTCAACTTTGTTGTTACCGGCCCTGCCATTGAGGAAGATCCCCCCGGTGAATGGGTTGCGCAGCGCGTGACCTGTGAAACGGCAGGTGCCGCCGCAAACAGTTACAGCGGCACGCTCATCCCCATTGAGTATGTGAACGGGCTGACCCATGCGGAGCTTGTCAGCGTGCTCATTCCCGGTGATGACGATGAGGAAACCGAAGTTTTCAGAAAGCGCGTGCTTGATAGCTTTCACTCGCTTGCGTTCGGCGGCAACCAAGCTGATTATGTCGAAAAAGTGACCGCAATGGACGGCGTAAAGGCTGTTAAGGTGCACCCCGTCTGGAACAGCGATATTGAGCCTGCATCGCTCATCCCAGATGAAACCGTGCAGGCGTGGTACACCAGCACTGTTGCAACCCTCACCGGCAGCGCCGCACGATGGCTCACGGCAGTCTATACGGCAGCACTGAATAAAAAGCTGACCGTGGGCGGCACCGTCAAGCTGGTGCTGATGGCATCGAACAATGCCGCACCTACAGAAACGCTCATTGACACGGTGCAAACTGCTGTAGACCCCACCCAGAACGCGGGAGAGGGGCTGGGCCTCGCACCCATCGGCCATGTTGTCAATGTCACCGGCGTAACGCCTGAATCTGTCAACATCACGCTCAACCTGACTTATGCAACCGGCTGGAACTGGGATGCAGTCAAGAGCTATGTGGAATCTGTCATTGATGAATACTTTGAGGAGCTGGCAGGCACGTGGGCATCTTCCGACTACCTCACTGTGCGTATTTCTCAGATTGAGAGCCGCATCCTGTCGGGGTGTGCCGCTATGATTACCGACATCGGCGGCACAAAGATCAATGGCAAAGAGGAAAACCTTGTGCTGGATGCTGACAGCATCCCCGTAAGGGGTGACGTAAATGGATAGGCGGCTCATCAATTATCTGCCGCCTGTTCTGCGCGAGGTGCTTGAGTTCCAAGCGATCAACAACGCAAATGAGCCTGAAATCAGCATTGCGTGGGATGCACTGGCCCTGCTGCTTGCAAATCAATTCTTGGATACCGCAACCGAAGCAGGCGTAAAGGTATGGGAGCGTGAGCTGCGGATCTTCCCAAAAGACACAGATACCCTTGCAGGCCGCAAGGCCCGCATCAAGGCAATGTGGAATTTGGAGCTGCCGTACACCCTGCCTTGGCTGAAAAACTGGCTCACAAGCATCTGCGGCCCACAGGGGCATGAGGAAACCATTTCCGATTACACCATCAATATTCAGCTTGACTATACCGTGCTGCCTGATGCAGACAGCCTTGCAGCAGAGATCCTTGATATGCTGCTGACTGTAAGACCGTGCAATATGCGCGTGCTGATGACCTCTTTTTTGCAGAGCTATGGCAGCGTCACCTGCGCGGCGTACACGGAATATGAGCAGACCGTTGAGATCTGGCCTGACCTTGTACGTGAGCTTGAAAGCACGGGCCGTTCCATTGCCGTAGGCATTTTGGAATATCACAACACCGTGGAGATCTATCCGCGAGAACAGGAGGAGTAAGAAATGCCCAACAATTATGGCACCATCATCACCACGGCAGGTGCTGCGCTCATTGCAAACTGCATTTTGAGCGGCGGCAAAGTCAACATCAAAGAGGCCGCTGCGGGTGACGGCGGCGGCACCTACTACCAGCCCACCGTGGGGCAGACAACCCTGCGAAATGAAAAGTGGCGCGGTGATATTGCCCATGCTGAGATCAGCACAAGCACGGCCAACATGATCGACGTGAAAATTGTGATTGATGACAGCGTGGGAGGCTTCACCGTCAGAGAGATCGGCCTGTTTGATGATGACGGCACGCTGGTTGCGATCTGCAACACACCTGACACAGAAAAGGTTGCCCTGTCGGGCGGCGTGTCGGGCAAGCTCACGCTGATTGTGCACATCGTAGTTGCTGATGCTTCCGTTGTCAGCTTCACCATCACGCCTGCGCTTGACACCGTAAGCCACGCAGAAATGGATGCCGCTTTTTCCGAGCACAACACATCCAGCTCTGCCCATTCTGACATCCGTGTGCTGGCGCTCAATTCCATGCAGGCCGGTGATGCCTACACCAAAGCGGAAAGCGACGCGCTGCGCGCTGAGGCTATCGACACGCACAACACCGATGATGAGGCCCACGCTGATATTCGTGTCAGCATTACCGGTCTTGACAGCCGCCTGAAAACCCTTGAGCTGAAATACGGCCAGAGCGTGACCGGCAACACGTTTGAGGTTACCTTTGTTACGCTTGACGGCCTTGTGGTAACCGGCATCTGGAATGAAAAAATGGCGCGCGTTGAGTTCTGAGGGAGGTGCAGGATATGCGTAGAGGCACAAACCCGCTGCTTACCTTTGAATTACCTGAGCCGATCACCATTTCTGCGCTGTTTATTACATTCCGACAGGATGAGCGCAACGTGCTTGAAAAAAGTCTGAATGATGTGACCTATGACAAGGAAACCGGCGTTATCAGCCTGCCGCTTACGCAGGCTGATACCTTGGTTTTTGATGCAAGTGAGCCGTTGTGGGTGCAGCTCAGGCTGCGTGACAATTTGGATAACGCCGCCGTAAGTGACCCCATCCGCGTTGATGTGGGAGAAATCTTCAAAGACGGGGTGATCTAATGGCGTATGCTGTCAGCTTTAATCAAAGCAAGCAAACCATTCATGTAAAACTCTCTACGGGCGGCATGATGAAAGCCACCTTTGGCACCGTGCAATATGTGAATACCGGCAAGCAGGGCATTGACGGCACAACATTCTATCCCTCCGTGGAGGGTGAAGATTGCACTTTGAGCTGGACGAACGACGGCGATAAGCCCAACCCCCCGCCAGTAAATCTGCGCGGCAAACAGGGGCCGCAGGGCGCGCCCGGCTCTGATGCCGCCGTCGTACCGCTCACAAACCTTGAGCTTGAAAAATTACTTGTATAGGAGGGTAACCCCAAATGGCGAATGAAAAAAGAACACTTGATGAAAATGGTGTGCTTTACTTGTGGAACAAAGTAAAAACCTTTGTTACAAGCAAGTTGCCCACCAAAACCTCCCAGCTCACGAATGACAGCGGCTTTATTACAAGCTCTGACATTCCTGAGGGCGCGGCTGCATCCACTACCGTGCCGAAGATGAACGGCACCGCCTCTGTTGGTACTGAAATGGCTTTTGCACGCGGCGATCATGTGCACCCCTCTGATACCAGCAAGGTGGACAAGGTTGAGGGCAAGGGCCTGAGCACCAACGACTATACCACCGCAGAAAAGGAAAAGCTGGGCGGCATTGATGACAATGCCAACAACTACACGCTGCCTGATGCCACAGGCACCGTCAAGGGCGGCGTGATCGTAGGCACCAACATTGATGTGTCGGGCGGCAAGATCTCCGTGAAGAACGGCACCGCATCCCAAAAGGGCGTTGTGCAGCTTTCCGCTGCGGTTGATGATGAGAGCACCACAAAGGCCGCAACCCCCAGCGCCGTCAAGCAGGCGTATGACCTTGCGAACAGCAAGCAGGCCCCTGCCACCTCCCTTGCCGGTTATGGCATCACGGATGCCTACACCAAGGAGCAGGTGGACGCAAAGCTGGCCAGCGCGCTTGAATACAAAGGCTCCAAGGACACCTATGCCGAGCTGCCCACCGAGGGCAATAAGAAAGGCGATGTGTGGAACATCGTCAACGCCGACACCGAGCACGGCGTAAAGGCCGGTGACAACGTTGCGTGGAACGGCACGGACTGGGATGTGCTTGCCGGTGTTCAGGATCTGTCGGCCTATATGCTGGAAAGCAACCTTGTGCCCATCACCAACGCGGAACTTGATGAGATCTGCAAGTAAGGAGGGGTGAGCCATGCGTGACCCCTATCTGGACAAGCCGCAGCTTTCACGGTTTTGGGGCAAAATCAAGTCTGTTCTGTTTACGCCGCTGAGCGAACGGGTGACTGACCATGAAAACACCACCGACGCGATGCAGACGCGAATGGACACCCTTGAATCCCGTCTGGATCAGATTGAGCTTAAATACTTTCACAATATCGTCGGCATTTCCTACAATGTCACCTTTGCCTCTCTTGACGGCCTTGTGGTGACCGGCGTGTGGAATGCTACGTCAGAAAGGATTGAGTTCTAATGCCCAACTATGACATTATACCGCTGGCCACAGATCTGCTGGAGTACACCATTCAGCGCGTCCGTGCAAAGGAGCCTGAATACCGGCGTGTGCAGGTGTATGTGATGGAAAACGGGCAGCTTGTGGAAAAGCAGCTCTATGAAAAGATCAAGGATGACGGCAAGCCGCATTTCCCAAAGTCACAGACGTTTCATCTGTGCGCCCTGATGCAGAATTGTGCAACAACCATCTTGGAAAAGTGCATTTCTGCTGATGGGCGTTTCTTTGAAACGGACTATGACGCGCGCCTGCATGACCTTGATGCTGTCATTGTGAGCTGCGACACGCTGCTGCAGTACATTAACCTGAGCTTTAAGAAAAAGTACATTTCAGGAGATCAATGCCACTACTGGGCCGAGCTTGTGCGGCCCGTCAAGCAAAAAGCCAGTAACTGGAGGCGCACCGACAGCAACCGCGCCGCTGCACTCAGGGAGGCAAAGGCCGCACAGGATCTTGCCAAAATGAGCCAGATGGCCCTGCAAATTGCTGAGGCCGTGCGCCACACCTAAAAGGATGTAACGGCCAAGAGCCGCTATATTTGGGTACAGCCTGTATTTTTTCCTGCCTCACCCCGAACACGAACAACACCAACAACGTGTACTACTTGAACACCAATGGCAATGTCAACAACAACAACTATAACAATTCTAACGGCTCCCGCCCCGCTCTGGTGGTAAGGCTTGACTGAGTAGGCCCAAAGCCCAAAACAACGCCATCCATCACATCAAAGGAGGCTGTATCCAACCTTGTGCAAGCAAGGTAAACACATTGCGCTGATGCACCCCGCCCAGCTTGAATGGGTGGGGTGCTGTCGATCCTGTCGTGTGGCATCGAAACGGCGTATGAGGAGAGGCTGGCCAGCTACAGGAAATCCGACAGGAGGCCAACCGTTTGTATGAATTTTTCTGAAATCTGCACCTTTTCTGTTCTTTATGCGGCATATCTTGCCGCCCGTCGCGGCAAGCGTTCCCGCGCGGCCACAGCGCACTATGAGGTGCATCTGCTGGAGAACATCGTCAATCTTGTCTACATCCTGCAAACGAAGATTTACAGGCCCGGTGTTTTCCGCGTGTTTTACGTCTATGAGCCAAAGAAAAGACTGGTGCAGGCACCGGCCTTTGTCGATAAAGTTGTGCAGCACGCGCTGGTGGACAATCTGCTCTATGAGCGCATCACCCGCAGCTTTATTTTGGACAACTACGCATCCCAGAAAAACAAGGGTATGCACTTTGGCCTTGACCGGCTCAAATACTTTCTCACCGATTACTACCGCAAGCAGCACACCGCTGAGGGCTGGATCTTGAAAGCCGATGTGCGGCACTTCTTTGCAAGCATAGACCATGACAAGCTCAAGGAAAAGCTGAAACGGCTGGAACTTGAGCCTGTTGTTTATGACCTGCTGTGCATTTACATTGACTGCTCAGACGGCCTGCCGCTGGGCTATCAGACCTCTCAGCTTTTCGCCCTGCTTTATCTTGACGAATTTGACCACTTTGTAAAAGAACGGCTGCACATTCGTTACTACGGCAGATACATGGATGACTTTTTCCTGATCTGCCCAGATAAAGCGTACCTGCAATATTGCCTCAAGGAAATCAGAGCTTTCATGGCCACGCTGGGCCTTGAGCTAAACGAGAAAACGCAGATCTTCCCGCTCAGAAACGGTATTGATTTTCTTGGCTTTCACACCTACCTCACCGAAAGCGGCAAGGTGATCCGCAAGCTGCGCCACAGCAGCATCAAGCGTATGCGCGCAAAACTGCGGTACTGGGAAAAGGCATACCCGCAGGGCCTTGTGACCCGCGAGGCGATACTGCAATCTTGGCAGGCATGGGATGCTCATGCCGCACACGGCAGCACTTGGGCCTTGCGTCAACAGATCAAGGCCCGTGTTCAAAACATTCTAAAGGAGGATTTTTAATGGTCAGCACAAAACTTGCCAACAAAGCAGTTGGCAGCATTATCAAGCTGAAAGAAAGCGGCACGCTGGTGGAGTTCTACGTTGCCAAGCACGACTATGAAAATGGTTTGAACGGCAACGGGCGCACGCTGATCGTGCGTAAAGATTGCTATGATATGCGCGCTTTCAGTAGCAGCAACAACGCCTATGCCAACAGCTCCTTGGATTCTTGGCTCTGCAACACCTACCTCAAGTTGCTGGATGCCGATATTCAGGCCGCAATCGGCACGACAAAATTCTACTACACCCCCGGCAACGGCAATACCACCGTGACCACGCTGCAGCGCGCGGTGTTCCAGCTTTCCCTTACCGAACTGGGCAAAACCGCAAGCTACGCAAACACGGAGGGATCTGCGCTGCCGATTGCAAGCACGCTGCAGATTGCGTACCGCAACGGCTCTGCGTGTGTCCAGTGGACGCGCACCCCGTACACGAACGACACCTACTACGTGTACTGCTTGTACACCTATGGCGATGTCGGCAACTACCTCTATGACAGTTCTCACGGCTCCCGCCCCGCTTTCACTCTCCCCTCCACCCTCTCTGTCAGCGATGATGGCTCTGTGTCAGTCAACTCCGCGCCGACGATCACAAGCGCCACGGCCAACGGCAGCAATCTGGGCCTCAAGAATGAGGGCTTTAATTTCAGCTACACCGTTGCCGATGCTGATGGCGATGCCGTGACCGTCAAAGAATACCTTGACAATGTGCTCCAGCGCACCTACACCGCCACGCTGAATCAGGCCGTGAATTTCCAAGCCGTTACCGCCGCCAATTTCCAGAAAGTGCTCAACGGCACGCACACGCTCAAGGTAGTTGCCAATGACGGCAAGGAGGACAGCGCCGCCTACACCGTTACTTTCACAAAGAAAGTGACCAAGGCCACCGTGACGCTTGCCACGGCCCTCAGCGCCGATGATGCCATTACCGTAATGATTATGAACATCGTAGGCTCCCTGCCCTCTGACGCGGCGCTGGAGGTGCTTGTGACCAACAATGCGAACGACACCAACCCCGTGTGGGAAGATGCCACCGCCGATGTAAAGGCAGGCACCAACCACGTTTTCACCAACCAAACCGCTGCCAACGGTTTTGCGTTCAACTTTAAGCTGTCGGTTGAGCGCGGCTCCAGCGACACAGGCGGCTATATTTCCAATATCGGAGGTGCATTTGAATGAGCGTTACCTATTCTGGCGGCAGCTTGAAAGAGCTGCACAAGCGCAAGAAATCCATTGAGGATCTGACCAAGGAAAACGACAAGCTGAAAGAACGGCTGCAGGCGGCTGAGGATGACCTGACCAACACGCAGGTTGCCCTCACGGATGTTTACGAAATGCTGCTGAACGGAGGTGCTGCAAATGGCTAAGGTGTACGCCGCGCTCATTCGTAAGGGCCTGAAAACCCTTGACGATGTTCCCGCCGCTTTACGTGACGAAGTTGCCGCTCTGCTGCAGGGTGACGCGCAATGAGCGCCCTGCGGCAATGGCTGCTTTCTATTTTGCTGAGAAAGGAGGTACAGGAGATGGCTGTTGTTTACGCTACCCTTATCATCAAGGGCCGCAAGACGATGGATCAGGTGCCCGCTCTGCTCAAGGAGCAGGTTGCCCAGATCCTTGCTGATCTGGAGGTGGAAGTCTGATCCACCACTGTGCGGAGGGGCGCGCCTGCAAAGGCGTGCCCCTTTACTTTTGAAACAATCTGGAGGGTATTGCTGAATGAGCATTGAACTTTCCGTAAGGGGCCTGCTGATCCTGCTGGGCATTCCTACGGCTGTAACCGCGTTCTGCTCTTGGCTACTCCAGCGACGCATCACAAAGCGTGACGCTGCGCTGGATAAGCGCGAGGCCGCACGTGAAAAGAATGAGGTGCTGCTGATCCGCAGCACCGGCGCGGCAATCGCGCTGGGTGAAGCCACCGCAGAGGCTCTGAAAAACGGGCACTGTAATGGCGAAATGGAGGCCGCGCTGGAATATGCACGCAAGGTAAAACACGAACAAAAAGACTTTTTGACCGAGCAGGGCGTAGCGGCCCTGTACTGAGGAGGAGCCTATGCCGTTCTCTAAAAAGATCCTGATTCTTTCCTACACAATTCTCATTGTTCTGCTTGGGCTGTTTTTTGTGGTGGAGGATAAAAGCTCTTGGGTGGTTGTCATCTGCGCATGGATCACGGAATGCGGAGCGGTTACGGCGTTTTATCTGTGGAAATCGAAAAATGAAAACAGGGCCAAATATGCGCAGCGCTTTCTTGTCAAGTTCGCGGACAAATACGGTGCTGACGTTGCGCTGCGCTTGGCCGAGATTGTGCTGAAAGACTGAGAAAGGAGCTTTTCATCATGGCAAAATGCTATGCCTCCAAGGTGCTTGCGGTTGCTGTCGGTGAGCTTGGATACAAGGAAAAGGCCACCAACTCCAACCTGCAGGATAAAACCGCGAACGCAGGCAGCAACAACTACACGAAGTATGCCAACGACTTTGATACCAAATATGCAGGCTTTTACAACGGCAAAAAGAATGGCTTTGCATGGTGTGATATGTTCGTTGACTGGTGCTTTGTCACAGCTTTTGGTGTTGCTGACGCGCTCAGGCTGCTGTGCCAGCCCAAAGCATCTGCCGGTGCGGGCTGCACGTATTCTCTGAAATACTACAAAGACAAGGGGCAGTTGCACACCAAATCCCCGCTGCCCGGTGACCAAATCTTTTTTGGCACCTCCCAGAGCAATGTCGAGCACACCGGCATTGTTGAACGGGTTGACAGCAAGAACGTCTACACCATTGAGGGCAACACCTCTGATATGTGCGCCAGACGTACTTATGCGCTGACCAACCCGCGCATTGTGGGCTACGGCAGACCGGCCTACGATGCGGAGAACGGCACCACACAGCCACCGAAGCAGGAGGAGGCATCCCAGCCTACCCAGAACGCAAACGGCGCGCTGGGGCTTGTTGTGGGCGATGAGGTGACCTTTACGGGCACCAAGCACTATGTCAGCTCTATGGCCGTCAATGCGGCAAGCTGCAAGCCCGGCAAGGCCAAGATCACCGCGATTGCCAAGAGCGGCAAGCACCTGTATCATCTTGTGCGCAGCACCGGCAGCGCGTCTACCGTGTACGGCTGGGTTGATGCTGCCGACGTTCAGCCCATCAAGCCCGCAATCACCAAGGGCTGCAAGGTGAGAGTGGCCAAGGGCGCAAAGACCTACAATGGCGGCACCCTCGCAGCGTTCGTTTACAATACGGTTTACAACGTCATGCAGATTGACAGTGACCGCGTTGTGATCGGGCTGGGCGGCGTTGTCACCGCTGCTGTCAACATCAAGGATCTCACTCTGGCGTGAGGGAAAGAGAGGACAACATGACTGCTTCTGTAATTCATTTGGCCATCGGCCTTGTGCTTTTAGTGGCCGTCAACATCGTGCTGGGGGGCATGAATGCTCTGTTTGACGGCACCTTTGACAAGGTGAAACTGCGGCACGGCATCATCAAGGGCGTTATTGTTGCGGCCTGCTTCATTGCCTTTTATATGGCAGGATGGCTCAACCCTGACATCATCGCCATTGACGTTGATGGGCAGACCGTAAATCTGATGACGGCCTCGAATCTGGCGCTGTTGACGGCTTATGTGCTCTATGCAAAGGATGTTTTTGTAAAATTAAAGAATATGATCCTGAGCAAGACATCTGGCACGCCTCCCGAAGAAACCACAGAACTGAATGAATAAAACCGTGACGGAGAGGGCACAATGCTCTCTCCGTCTTTTTTTTATGGCATGGTGCTGCTGATCCTATCAATCGCTGCATTGTAGTCATGCTCTACATCCATGAAATCTATGCTGTGCTCAGAAAGCGCATCAACGTATGCCTGCAATCTGCGCCGCTGGCCTGCAGGCGTTTTAAGCTGAAAAGCACCTGTGATGGCCGCGAACGATGAGCGATCTAAAAAGGCCGACTTTGCCTCAGGTGCCGTTGCGAGAATATAGTTGCACTTATCTGTCATGCCGATTTGCTTGAGGCCCCTGATACCAGCCTTTTCTGCCTGCAGCAGCGTCAGCGCCTTTTGCCTGCACAACTGCAACCTGCTCAGGAATGTATCAAGGTTTGTTGTTTCCCGTACAAGCTGAAAACTCTCCAGCATAATGCGTGCATCATCCTTGGCCTGCATAACAGTGTACGCGCCTCGCATTTCCTGCAAGATATGCTCAGGCACTTCAAACTGCACCGGCTCAACGGGTGGATCATCGGCCAGCGGTTGTGCGGCCTGCTTCTGCTTTGCTGGGCGCAGCAGTAAGAAAGCACCGCCTGCAAATGCAAACCCTAATGCAACGAACAGGCCCACTGGCTTTTGTGAAAACATGAGCACAAAAAAGGTTATTGCCATAAGTGCGCATGGAATGCCCAAAGACCACCTGACTACTACACTAATAATGCTGCCCGCTTTTTTCATGCCGCGCCTCCTACATTCTTTTGTATTCTTGACTTTTCCTATTTTATTATCGTCCTCCTGTCGAATTGTGTCAAGGGTTGGAGCCTAAAAGATAATGACTAATCAGACAGGTAATCTATACTTTTTGTGTAAGGAGGCGGTGACAATGATAGCAGAAAAGATCAAGCTGCTGCGCGAGGAGCGCGGATGGACACAGGCAGAACTGGCACGGCGGTTGAGCATCACACGCAACGGCGTAAATTCGTGGGAGCAGGGCTTGAGCACGCCGTCACCGGCCTGCTTGGTGGACTTGGCCAGAGTATTCTCTGTTTCTACAGACTACCTGCTTGGAATTGAAGCAACAGCCACCGTGAACGTGTCAGGCTTGAGCGAAAAAGACGTTGCTGTGCTTGCAGCACTGGCAGACCGCCTGCGCGTGCACAGGGAATGAAAAAGCGGCCCATTTTTACCGTGGGCCGCTGTATTTTTAGCTTGACAGCATACATCAAATGATGTATAATAAAGCCACATTAAAGGAGGTGCTGCTTATGACCGCATCAAAATTGCAGGCAGCGCGGCTTGCAAATGGGCTGTCACAATCACAGCTTGCGGCTGCTGCCGGTATCAACACCCGTGTATTGCAAAACTATGAGCAGGGCGTGCGTGATTTAAGCGGCGCGAAGCTGGCCACGCTGCTCAAAATATGCCTTGCACTCAACTGCAAGCTGGTAGATATTCTGCCTGACGGTGAAACAACGGCGCTGCTTGAGCTGTATGTACAGTAAAATCATGGACTGGCTGCAAAGCAGGAGTGTGAATGCACTCCTGCTTATTTTTATTTCTGGAGGTTGCGTATGAATAGCAAAGGTTTTTCGCACATTCAATGGGAAGATCGACTCATCATTGATCGTATGCTGCGCATCGGCACGCCGGTTGCCAAAATTGCAGAGGCACTGGGCAAGTGCAAAAAGACCATTTACAACGAAATCAAGCGCGGTATGTGCATCCAGCAAACGTATGAATACACCTTTGAGGAGCGCTACTGCCCTGAGGTTGCAGAGCGCAAGTATCAGGAAAACCTGCGGGCCAAAGGGCCTGATCTGAAAATCGGCAATGACCACGCCTTTGCTGGATATGTAGAGGCCAAGATCGTAAATGAACATTTCAGCCCCGGCGCAACGCTGGCCGCAATCAAAAACAGCGGTTTGACCTTTGACACAAACATCTGTGAAAGCACGCTATATAACTACATCTATCGCGGTGACGTGTTTCTGACCCTTAACCCTGAGCACCTGCATGAAAAAGGCCGCAGGCACTATGAGCGTACCTACGGCGAGAAAAAGCAATCCGCAAACGCGGCCAAAGGCCCCCGCATTGACAAGCGCGATGAGGAGATCAATGACCGCAAAACATTTGGGCACTGGGAGATGGATTCCGTCATGGGCTGTCAGGAGCAGGAAACGCAGCGCGCGCTGCTTGTGCTGACGGAACGGCTGACCCGTGAGGGTATTTTGATGATGGTACCTGACCACACCGCCGCCAGCGTTGTGCGTGCCCTCAACGGCCTTGAGCGCCGCTACGGTGCCGACTTCTACAAGGTGTTCAAATCAATCACCGTTGACAACGGCTGTGAGTTCCAAGACTATGACGGCATGGAGAAAGCAAAACGCAGAAAGGGCAAGCGCACCACCGTCTACTACTGCCACGCCTATGCCCCGCATGAGCGCGGCAGCAATGAAAATATGAACAGGCTCATACGCCGCTTTTTCCCGAAAGGCACCAGCTTTGATGACGTGACCATTGCCGATGTGCAAGCAGCGCAGGAGTGGATCAACAACTACCCGCGCAAGATCCTCGGATGGAGCACCGCACAAGAGCTTTTCATGGCCCAAACCGGCTAAACACTTTTGCACATAAATTGCCGCTGGCCTGCTGAGCGGCGTGCACCCGCAGATGGGTTGAAACAGCCCACCTGAGCTTTTCTGCGCCCATTTTGGCCCGTTTTCAGGCAAAAGCAAGGATGCTGGCGCTGCCAGCATCCTCGCATTATAGCACGTCAAAAAATTTTTTCACCTTTTTTTGCAATTTATTCTTGACATTTTGCAAAAACCGCCGCAGCTGCGGCGGTTTTCGGCTGTTTTCGGTTACTTTCCGGCGGCCATGACCTTTCCGGCGGCGTCCACCACCAGACGGTCGGTCTTTGCGCCGGCGGCGCTCTTGCTGAAGCTCACTGTCCACGCGCCGGAGGTGACGTCATAGGTGGCGTACACCTGATCGTACGCGCCGGTGTACTGCGCCTTGGCCGCGTCAATGGCGGCCTGCTGGCTGACGCTCTTGCGGCCGATCTGGGCGGTGCCCAGAATGGACAGCAGCGCATCGCGGTTGGCGTTCCACACCTCGGTGGTCATGGTCTCGGAGGGGGAAGCCACATAGCTGCCCGGTACGTCCTCAAAAAAGATGTCCGCCATGACCATGGTGCCCTTTTCCGTGTCCTCCTCCGTGTGCTGCCAGACCTTCATGCCGTTGGCAAGGGTGATCTCCTCACTGGTGACGCCGGTGCCGCAGATACCATAGCCGCCCGTCCAGCACAGCAGGGTGTAGCTGACAGTGGGGTCATCGGTCTTGTAGAAGCGGATGCCCTCGGTCTTGTCGGTGCCGTTATCAGACACCTGCTCCCAGCTCCAGCCCTCAGGCAGGTCCAGCGCCATGTCCACATAGCCGTGGGTGAACTCGGCGGTGGTGACGGCTGTCTCTTATACACATCTCCGAGCCCACGAGACTAGGCATGATCTCG